TTTAATGCATTCGTGTTTATCTACATCGTTTTTTATTACGTAATAATTTTCAGTAGTGCCTATTAACCGATAAAACTTACCTGCTGTTATTATTCCTTCAACCGTTACCAGTGATTTTAGATACATCTTTTATCTTTTGTTTGTATAGTTCTATTATTTCTTTTAATTCTTCTCGAGTGTACTTTCGTGTTTTCATAGCGTCAACGCTTAAACGCTCAAATTCTTCAAAGCCTAACTTCGCTAAAAGGTTCTCACGGTAGTTTAATAGGTTTCCACTTAAATATGTATTACAATACTCACACCCACTATGTACATTACGTTCATCAAATCTTACAGCTGTATGACCACCTGCAGAATAGAAATGTGAAGCATTAACCTTTTTCATGTTTTTATTTCCACACGCTATGCACGGCTTTCCTTGATCACGAAGACGTATGTACTTATTAAAAGTTTGCTGCGCTATCTTCATGTAGTCCTGAACCGTCATTATATCCTCTTTCATCTTTTTCTTGTTCTGCTTCCAAAGTTTCTCTTTTGTTTCACAGACCATTGCTCTTATACATTCGTCTTTTTGGCAATACTTCTCAAGCGTTGAACGAATAGGAGTAAATCTTTCTTGACAGTTACGGCATTTTTTCATAACTCAATACCTGTTTTTGTTAGTTCTTCTACTATCTTCTTCAGTTTTAGATTCTCTAAATATAATTTCGAATTTATCTGAAACTGCTCCTCAATAGCTTTATTTTGCATTTTAACGAGTTCTGACGATACTTTAAGGTCTTCAATGATAGTTTCTATACCTTTACGTTTTTTCTCGCTTAAATCTTCTAATTTTAGCCTGAACAACATTTTGTTTATCGTTAGGTCTATGTTTATTAGTGCTAATGTGTAATCTATCATAGTGTTCGTGTTTATATTGCGCTTATTCCTTCGCAGGTAAAGTTAGTACCATATTCCAATCTAAAAAATACAGGCTTGTCTAAAAATGTTGGTGCGCCACCCGTTTCTGTTTCTTTTACCTTTTTAACGTGTATCTCTGTAAACATCCAACTGCTTTCGTGTGCTGGATATCTATGGATAACTATAAAATCATCTGCTCGGTTACCCCACTTACCACCGCCTTCTGCATCAGCCATACTTGGGGGCATAGGTAAACCATTATACGCTCCGTCTTTATGTGTCTTACGTAGTGCTTCTGTAGCAGCGTGAATACACAGGTAAGTAGTAGTGTTCGTTTTTTTAGCAAATAACCGTAATCTGGTAGCCATTTCGTAGTCGTACTCATGTGGATTGATTCCTTTAGGCTTTAAGAATGAGTTGTGCGGATCAATCATTAACGTATCGTAATCACCTAAGTGCTGTACTTCTCTCATAAACTCATCAATAGTCCATGCTTTTTGAGCGTCTATAAAATCAAAGTGATATTCAACAAAGTTTTTATGGTTGTTTAATTCGTCTTTTGACATATCCTTAACTCTCTTTTTAGCTGATAACTCTATCAAATTACGTTTAATACCAAATACCGTATTCTCTGAAGAGTAAATTAGGTGTTTAAGATTGTATTTTGTAGATAAGGTTAGTAGGTACCATAACAACCAATACGTCTTACCTACGTTAGCATGACCTAAAATAATGTTAAACGTTCCTTCTTTAAATCTTAAATGGTTATCTAAGTTAACACCTATACCCTTACCTAAAGGAATCTTATTCTGTCGGAGCAATTCTAATAATTCATCTTGGCTTCTATGGTTAACTATCATTTCTTTTTGTTTTTAGAGTATCCGTCTATTCCTATATCCTGATTCCAATGAGGAATAGGTTGTTTATTTATATCTTTTACATTTACATTATCATTTACATTAACAGCTATTTTTGCTATATCAGAAATGCGTTTGCTATCGTTTGCTATATTTTGCCATCGTTTGTTAGCACCTGCTTTACCTGCTTCGCTTCGTTTACCTTTTGTTTCTTCAAACTTAATAAGGTCACGTTTAAGCTGTTGCTTAATTGGAGTAAATGCCAAGTTAATAATTAAATCCTCTGTTTCAGGATTCTCGTCGTTTACATAAGCAAAGATGAATTTAATTAACTCTCCAGCTTTGTCATTAGGTAGCTGTTCAAATAATGCTTTCTGATCAGCGTACAGGATAAACCCTTTTTTATCTTTTGCCATAGTGTTTTTTTATTAAATTTTCAATTTTGCACCATTTAACAAATATAAAATCATTGTCACTTTTTTGATTTTCAAATATAGTTGGATTATCTCTGTATAAATTGTACAAATCTTTTGTTTTTATCATTGCTATTGACAGCAAGTTATTGCTTTTACGATTATCAAAATAAGCCTGAAGCGTATATTCAGGGTAAAAATAACCGTTTTCTATTTGCCAAAGTCTTTTCTCTAACTCTGTTTGCGTACCACTTATTCTTTTAGCCCTAATTGTAAATGTATCCCAATTATTACCCCATTGAACACGAGCAGCAATTCCTTGCAACCCGTGTTTGTTTTCTCTAATATAATCAACTCCAGACATTTTGTCTAACAGCAAAAGAATTTCATTTTCTGAATTTTCAATACAATGTATCTTACCTGTTATTAGCTTTGGTAAAATAGTGTCTTTTATTGTGCTTAATGCTTTAACACTATCATTTAAATCTACATTCCAATTATTGTACATCCTCTTTCTTTTGCTATGTTAATATTATCTTTACTAATATCACAACCTTTTGCAATACGGTTAAATTTTGATGCTGCTATTAAAAAAGTACCAGTACAAGCAAAACAATCAACTACTAAGTCATTTTCTTTTGATCCATGACGAATTAATCTTTGAGCAAGTTCATCAGGTTTTTGCCATGTATGGAGCCTATTCCCAATTCTACCATCAGGGGCATTAATATCTTGAACACTAAACATTTCATTTGTAATTGAAGTATCCAATTCTAAACTTTGGTCTGAATATAAATGCCAAATAACTTGATAATTTAAATTGTATTTCATTTTTGGAGTTACTCCAAGTGTATTTCTATAAGTCCATATTAATGGATTATCTACAATAAATTTATCTTGATTCATTAAAACATCTAAAAATGCTTGTAATTCGTTTGGGTATGCACCTGAACACACGTATAACCTGCCACTCTTTTTAACTTTTTTAATTGCAACATCTAACCACTCTTTAGTAAAATATTTTATATCGTCAACATCCGTTGCATAAGGTGGGTCTGTTATAATAAGATCAATACTATTATCTTCAAAAGTATTTAGATAGGAGATAGCATCAATTAAATGTATTTCAGGTTTTAATATAGTCTCCTTTAATGAAGTTGTTTTGTACTCTTCTTTTTTCTTTTCAAGTTCAATCTGTTTCTCTTCTTTCTTTATTTCTTGATATGCTTGGTTGATAGAAACCTCACCAGTTTCAAGTTTAGCTTTTATTTCTTCAGGTGCTTTTTCTTGAATCTTTTTAACCTTTGCTATTGTGTCGTGTGAAACGTTGGCTACTTTTGCAAGTTCTTTTTTAGTATCTACAACCGCTTTGTCAGATATCTGACGAACCGCTCCTCCTGCTTCCTTTTGTTTCTCCTTTGCTCTTTCACTAAATACACTTTCAAGTTCTAAAGCTAAAACAGATCTTTGATAATTACTTAAATTTCTTCTACCGAATTGGTTTAAAATCATCCATTCTTTAACTTCGTTTTCGTCTTTAAAATGTTTAGACTTGGTTTCAAAATCTAAATTCCATTTGTTAGCAATTTCATATCTATTATGTCCGTCAATGATAATGCCGCCCCACGTTAAAATAGCTTCACGTATTCCTTCTTTTAAGCAGTTTTCTTCTAATTGTTGAAATTCTTCTTTTGTTAGAGCTGGAATCAAATCCTTAAACTCCTTTTTCACTTCTAATTGTTGCATTTTATATTGATTTATTGGTTACAAAAAAGCCCTATTAATCCGTGGGGGCTTCACTTCCCACTTCATAACAGGGCAAACTAATGTTTTTAGGTTCTATAATGTGAAGCCGAACCTTTTACAAATATATAACTTTATTCTTTTAGAACGGTAAACCTGAAGAATCTTTACCAACCTTTTCAGAGAAACTTTTTAACTCTGTTTCTTTTTTAAATGGCTCTTGAATCTTACCAGAGAAAAACTTACCAGCTTTACCTTCTTTGATCCATAGACTAATTTCTAATTCTCTTCCATCTACGTTAATAGTCCCTCGGTAATCAGGATGCTTCTCGTTTTCTTTCTTGTTATTCTTAAAAATAACTGCCGTGTTGGTGTTGTCGTACTGCATTTTGCTTTTATTTATTGGTTTATATTATACTCTTTAATTGTTCGTAATACTCACGTGCTAACTCTACCTTCTCTTTGATATTTTCAATAGCGTCTTCGTTTCTTTCTACGATGAATCTTTTAATACGTAGGT